ACAGGCAATGAAAATCTTCTATTAGATGGAAGACGTTCAGCTGTTGAACCGGGTCCATGCTTAGGTAGAACTCTTCCAGCATCGACTCGAAATGAGTCGGCAGAGAAGAGAGAACCCCAGAGAAGATTCGACACTTCGGTGAAGTGAGAGAATTCAACTGGAGTTTTACCTCCCAAGACCGAAGAAGAGGAAGTATCACTATTTCCACTTCCAGAAGGTCCTCTACAAAAGTCATCTCTTTCTTGAGAGGATTCAGTAGAGGCATGGGCAGTTGGAGCTCTTTGATCATCTTCTGGACTAGAAGCCCAGAATTTGGATAGAGAGTTCTCAAATGCAAGGACGGACCTGTCGGTCTCGAGGTATGAGTCAAAGGCTTTCCTTTCACGTTCTTTGGAACATGGAAGCAAAACCTTCTTGTTGAGCAAGCAGATCTGTCGAACTGCATGAACCGCAAGGTGATTCACTTCCTCGAGCAGGGTACCATCACTGGCGTCGAACACCTGACTGAGCAAACCTTGCAAAAACGCAGGGAGAGCCCCGTTCCTCTTGAAACCAAGAAAGAACGATGAGTCAACCCGGCCAATGTCAAGACAACTTTCGAAGTCTTGGCAGAAAACCGGAAGGGTAATCGTAATAAACGATATACCTTCGTGTTCGACACGTCTCGTGACTGTTTCAAAGTCACGGGTGGTGCTAGTGCTACACCATGTTCCCGCATCTGCGAGAACACACTCAAGTAATCGCATAAGGCTTTTCATGCTTACTCCTAATCTAATGATTGGGGGCTCAAGCATCCATAGCCATGTGCGACCTCAGCTGCCTTCACACCACAGGAGAATAGCTACGGCCAAGAAAGAAGGCCAGAGCAATTACTCCGGGTATGCAACCAAGGGCGAGGATGAAAAGGATATCGATGATCCGCATTGCGCGATCCTCGAATTACGATTCACCAGCGACCATGGAAGTCACCTTGGCACCGCTAGAAGCAGTCAGATAGGCCGTGAGGCCATCAACGACTTGCTTGATCTCGGCGTTGGTCAGACCCGTGAGGGGATGATCAATAACGAGATATGCAGACATCGAAACCTTCTGGTTCGTTGCAGGCACAAGCGGATCGGCTACGATCTTGGAGAAGTCCAAGCGCGCAGTCCGACGAGTCCGCTTCCCGTATTGGTGGGAAATGGACAGTTTAACAGTTCCATCATCTTTCTGATAAGTGGAAGTGTTGACGCCACGGGCAATGGCGGGTAGCGATTGAGCTACCGCATTGATAGTGACAGATTGAGGGTCGGCCAGCATGGCACGATTCCTTGATTTAGGAGGTTTCCCCACACACACAATATGTAAGGGGGCATTTCCTAGGCTATCGACTTACGCCGAGAGCAGCTAGGATGGCGAGTTGTTTCGGACTAAAACCCGTAAACGACACGCCAAAGCCATAAGGGCTAGCAACAGCTCGTTGCTTGATTTCGTCGTAGACGAAACAAGTCGAGGTGAAGGGGCCTGAGTTCTTCAGTTTACCCCTGACTACAGTGGATTCAGAGGACATTGAGTGTCCCATGATATACGCGTAGTCTGCTACAAGGCGATCGGTTTGATCATTAACTAAGTTATTGATCATAGGCCCAATGGGCACTATCCAATCGATCAGCCAGGACCATGGCATCAATTCCCAAATGAGGGTGACGTCAGTTGGATCTATACCATAAAGTATACGTTGCAACTGATATTTCTCCCTATCAGGAATGGGTCCTAATCCGTGTTCACGGAAAGGATCCAAGTGATAGCGAAATCTACCAGAGAACCAAAACTCTAGGGAGATCGCCGTTGTCACATCCATTTGTTGGATGCCATCGTGGAGTTGAGTAGCAAGGGACGGACGACACATTCCACCAAGAGTGGAGGACTGCGTGTGAACCGTGCTACTCGTCTCTGTCAATGACACTCGACCCTTACGTCGAACTGGACGCCCGTTATCTCTAACGAGCTGTCGTAAGTTCTTATCGAAATCAAGAACCGCCTTAGTGGTGGCCATGATATCTTGAACGTAAGGTTTAATCCCAAATTGATAACCCAGGTAACCGGATCCTGCATAACGCAAAGCGTCATGACCAGGTATACCAGTACGCGTAGCGTGCCGGAGAGTCTGCAACGGGTGTCGCAGAACTCTACCGAGCTCTCTAAGCTCCTGAATCATCTTGGGAGATACCGGCAATCCGCCGATCGAGCGCAACTCACCTAAAGCTTGCCCAGTATTAACCTGGGTAGCAGTCGGTTTCCACTTGTTCCAACCCTCGATCCCTTTGCCTCGCATAAGCGTTGCAGAGATTAGAGGGGGAACAGAACTCGGCGCAGGTAGGCCAAGCGGCGCCTTCGAAGGTACTAAGTACCCACGAAAGTCCCACCAGGATCCTACATGAGACGGGTTACTGCTTGCATATTGTATGAAAGCAGGGGCGACCTGAGCAGCTCTTCGTTGAACCGAGAAAGGTCCACCGAAATCGCGTTTTCCATAGTATTGGAGGTAACGCTTTTCCCATTTAGACAGCTTATGCGGTCTATTTGCGAAAATATGCTTCTCAGAGGTGAGTTTTTCGACTATATAGCCGACGTCATAGGAGCCAGTAATATCCGAAGTCGTTGTCAGGTTGTTTCCAACCGTATAACGATAGGATGGTTTCTGGCCCCCTCTGATACGAAAGCTAACAGTCATTGACAAAGTCCCTTATGGAGGAAAGAAGAAGAT